ACCACTTTTGTATGATCCTGTAGTACCAGAGGGGAAAGAGCCAGAGTTAAACCAGTTGTTTCCATCAATATTATCTCTATAAGTCCAACTTGCTCCATTGCTAGTTATAGGTAAATTACTTAATCGACCTGTACCTTTATTCCAATCAATTGCTATTGGGTGAGCCAATAACGTATATTCTAAAGGTAAAGATGAAGCGTTAGCTAAATATAACTTTAAGTATACATCAGAATCCTTATTCTTTACTTTATCAGCAAAAGTACCGCTTATCTGAGCAGAAGAAAATTTAACAAGAGCACGTGATACTTCATCAGTGCCTTCAATTGAGTAAAAAGTGCTAATTTCTAATATTTCATCTAACCCTGTATTAAGTGTTGGGTAAAATGAATATAGAGTAGCACTCTTTTCAGGAAATATTTTATAAATTGCCATAGTTAGTAATTACTACATATAAATATGGTAACTATCAAACTATTTTATGCAAGCAACGCATGATATTCTTTAAAATGTTTGATACGATCAGCTAAACCAATTGTACCACCATTAACACGCTTTGTAATTTGTGTAACAACAGCATCTGTTGCACCACCATCTGCTAATTTGTGTAAACCATTTTTATTAAAGAACCATGCTGCTGATAATAGAGCATATTTGTCTGCTACTACTGTTGGGTTTGCTGCAATGTTTTCATTAATTGATTTACCAAATGCTGTATAGTTATCTTTACCCGTTAGTTGGATATATCCACGACCACAATACTTAGCGCCATCACCTGATGCTTCAGGGCCATTACCCATTCTACCACCGTATACTTTATTAGCAATTTTTTCTGGTTTACGTTCGTATTGTTTAGCTAGAGCTTCTGTTGGAAAATATTTTTTAAATATGCCCATTAAACCTTTTGCACTATAATTTAAATTTTCTTTTGTTAAACGAAAACCACCTGATTCATGACCACATTGAGCCAAAAAATGTGCTAAACGTAATGGAGTATTAATTTGGAATTTCTCCATAACTCCTGGAATTTGTTCAATTACTTTATCAGGAACATGTCCTTTTAATTTTTCTAAATTCATATTTTTTAATTTTAATTTTAACTTACTACTACTCTACCTTGTATATCTGTGTTAGGATATCTAATTTCAAATATAGCAGGATCTAGTGAAGGATATATATTTCCTTTTTTAGTTGCTCCTGTAATATCATATCCATAAGGAGAATAATTTCCTCCTTGTTTATTAACAACTTCTAACTTAACCACAGATTGTACACCCCTAATTTGTAAAAGTTTAGATATAACATCTGAAAGTATAATTGGTTGGTTTATTTGCCACTTATCTATATTAAAATGGTCTTGTAAAGAAGCTATACAGTTAGTTAATACATCTTTATTAGAATATCCACTTAATACAGTAATATCAAAATTAACTCCAATATTAATGTAAAAAGCATCTTTAATATTAATAGCATCAGTAACCATTCTATATTGATTCATATAGGTTACTAAATTATTTTTTAAAGATACTGAACCTGAAATTAGATTTTTATCTGAGTTGTAGGCCAATACGTATAAATCTAAAGCTAAAGGATTATTTGCTTGAGTATTAGCTACTGTTTGTTGTTGGTTGCTATTAAAATCTTGAGAGATATATGCTTTAGCTATAGTTCCATAATCTGCAGGCATTGATAAAGCTCTTATTATATAATCATCTTTAGTTACAGATCTTAATTGAGTTGAAAATGAATATAAAGCATTTTGTCTTATTTCATCTAAAGTATCTCCATTTCTACCACCGGTTGATGGGAATGGATTAGATGATACTACACTACTTAATACGGATCCTGATAAAGGACCAGATGAGTTTTTAAAGTATGCTGTTGAAGTATCTATTGTAGTTAAATCATTTGCGGGAACATTTGATGTGATCCCTCCTCCTACTAAATATTTTACTGTTAAAGATCCTGAAGGGATTAATCCATATTCTTGAGTAAAAAATACAGAAGCTTCATTGTAATTATTATTTAATAATGAAATTCCAGGTACTATACCTGATTGGATATTTCCTGGGGTTGGAATTATTTGGCTATCAGTTTTGTCTGTAGTAATTCCTGCTCCAAATTCTAATTGCAAGGTACTATCAGATAATATACGAGATACAAAACGTCTTGGTGATTTTTGTAATTGTAATAAGTATGGTGTTTGATCAGTATTGTATGAAGGATTATCAACTTTTTTAAAAATAGTAGATTGAGCTAAATAAGGAACTTCATACCATATATTACCATCACTACCAGTAACATTTAATATTTGGAGTAAATTAGTATCTGTAATGTTAGCAGTTGCAAATTTCTGGTTAGGAGCAAATGATATACTAGTTGATTTTATTTCTGCTGATATAGCAGAAACAGATTTTTTAAACAAATAATAATTATCATTATAATAAGTAATTTCAGTACTACCTGTATCTGTAAAATCTACTTGTTGGGTTGTTAAAAATTTAGTACCTGTAGTTGCTGATGTTAAAGGTGTATTTTCAGGAATTATTAAACCATAATTGATATAATCAGGAGTTGATACTCCACCACTTGATATAGTAGGTACTAGTTGATATATGTCCACAGTAGTATTAGAAGCATAAGATGCTTTAGGACGATAACCCATTACATATGCTTGAGCGTATAAATTCTCTTTTTCTTTAGCATATAACAAGAAATTTTCTTGTACTTGAGTATCAAGATAAAATGACATTACATCACCAACATAAGAAGACATTTCAATAAATAAATTTCCTGGTGTTGCTTCAGAAAAATCATTGTATGATGCAGGAAAATAGGTTTTAGCATATTGTTGCAATGCTGCTTTAAATGATGTAAAATCTTTATTTAAATATGATATATTTTTATCTTCGTTAGTCATTATTATGTGAATTGTACTGTTACTTGATCAGGGGCGTTTGAAATATTTAATCGATAATCAATAGTTAAACCTACTAAATTGTTATCAATATTAGGACTTAAAGTAATATTTGTAATAGTAATTTCAGGAATATATAATGATACACTACTTAAAATATCATTTCTTAATGTATCTACATTATTATCTGTAATTCCTTCAAATAAAAACTTTTTTAAATCACAACCAAAATTAGGATTCATTACTCGTTCACCCTTACTTGTTAATAATAAGTTAATTAAATTTGATTTAATTTGATCTTTAGTAGTATATGTACTATTAAATACACCAGATGCATTAAAAGGTAGTGATACCCCAATAGCAATATTCTTTTGTAAATCTAGTGGATTTACTCGTATCGTTTGAGGTATTGGCATATTATCCTAAATTACTTAATCCTGCTTTATCTTGAGCAGTCATGTTGTTTGCAGCATCAGCAATAAAAGCAGCAAATGGATTACTACCTTCAGAAGTCTCTACTTTTAAAGTATTTTGTTGAGACTGTTCATATCCAAACATAGCTCCCATTTTACTTGATAGTTGGTTGCGAACTGCTGGATTTGCAGGTATGTCATTACTAGTAAAAGACATGGTACGATTTTCACGTAATGCTTTTTTTTCTTGTTTAGCCATATGTTCTTCAAGAATGTATGGTAATTCTTCATGAATGGCATCAATTACTGCTTCTTTGATTAATTTTTTAAATACTTTGATGTTCATAATTATAAATATTTATCCTTGTAAATTTTTTTGATCTATTATTAATTTTAATTGTTCTACTAAATCATTAGGATCTAAAGTAAATGAATTATCACTTTTAATTACTTCAACCCCATCACGATTGACAGCTACGGCATAATGGCGTTTGTTTCCCTTAACTACAATAGCTTGTTGAGCGCCTAATGTTTGTTCTTCTTTAATTTTAAATTTAAATCCTTTATATTCACCATATTGATCAACATTAGTAAGTAACGAACTAGTTAAGTCTGTTAATTGTTGTTGATTTAGTTCATTTAATACTTTACTATCTAATAATCTATTAACTTGATTTAATCTTTCAATTAATTCATTCAATTTAAATATTTCATTTTCTAATAAAACGGTAGCTATAGCTAATAATGCGCTTAAAGCAATAATCAATTTATTAGCTCTTTCTATTTGTTTTACAATTCTTAATATTAAATTAACAGGTATTCCTACACCAGGAGGTACAGCTGTTGGAATAGGAATTGCTGATAGTACAGCTACAAGTGCACTAAATATAGCTAGATAGGTACTTA